GAAGATTTAGAGGTACAAGTATCTCGTTTGACTATGGAAGCTGCTGGAAAGCTGTTGAAAAAAGATCAAGCAGAGGCTCAACAAGAGCAAGTTCAAAAACAACAGCAAGACCCTGTTGTACAAATGCAACAACAAGAAATGCAGCTTAAACAACAAGAGTTGCAACACAAAATGCAGCTTGATCAAGCTAAACTTCAGCTTGAGGCTAAGAAGATTGAGTCACAAAACCAACGTGAGGGAGCTAAATTAGGTGTTGAACTTGCTACAGAGCTTGATAAAAATCAACGCTCTGACCAAAGGGAAGGCGCTAAATTGGGAATAGAAGTAGCACGGGAGCTTACAAAAGGTGGATGAGGGGATTGTAATTGTTTTAAAGAAAATAATTGCCGACCACAAAGAAGAACTACGGGAGTTTTTGACAAGTGGCGGCGCAGAAGATATGTCTAAATACAGTAGACTTGTAGGTAGGTATGAGAGTTTAAAACTTATAGAAGGTGAGCTAGATGATATAGAACAACGATTTGCTATTGACGACTAAGTGGGGTTTCGTGGATAATCCACGCAAGGTTTCTGTGAACCTTAATCACTGCAAGGTATTATTATGTACGAAAAGAAGACAGACGCTGGGGAGAAAGTAGCTACACAATTACCAGCACCGCAAGGCTACAAAATTCTTATTAGCACCGTAGAGGTGAGTGAGAAAACAGATGGTGGGGTATATATGCCTGACCATATTAGACAAGCAGAAGAAACAGCTTCGATCATTGGTTTTGTAATGAAGTTAGGTCCAGACGCTTATTCTGATAAAGATCGGTTTCCAAATGGTTCTTATTGTAAAGAAGGGGATTTCGTAATCTTTCGTTCTTATTCTGGCACAAGATTTAAAATTCACAATAAAGAGTTTCGTCTTATAAATGATGACACTGTTGAAGCTGTGGTTGATGATCCAAGGGGGTATGCAAGGGTATGAGTAGTTTAAATAACGAACCTGAAGTAATGGAAGACGCAGCATCTGTACAAGATGTTGTAAACGAACAAGCTGTAACACAAGATATTGATAACAACAACTTTGAAGTTGAGGTTGTTGATGATGCACCTGAAGAAAAAGATACTTCTGAACTAGAGCAGTATAGCGATGGGGTACAGAAACGTATAAGCAAGCTAACGGCAAAAATG